GTATCAGATGAAACAAGGTGATGCGCGGCGATTCCAAATATGGCTTAGAGAGCACAAATTCAAAACTTACTCGCCGTGGTTTAACGGGCCAATTATTACAGAAGATAATGGGCAGTCAGTACAAGAGTGTCGTTACACTGCAAGCGGTTACCCTCAGTTAACGGGTAAGACAATTGGCGGGCTGTTTAGTTATTCTGCTCAAATTATCACGCGGCAATTAACGAATGGTGACGACGCTTACGCAGAATCAGTATCTACAATGTGGTTTGTAAATAACGGCGATATTAATCTAGGTATCAGCTTGCTTGACGAGGGGTTAAACGGATAATGCCGATTACTAGCAGAGAATTTTTTAATACAAAACCCACGATCATTGAATTTATGACGCTGGAATTGTCGCACCCCGCAAATGACACTATCAGATTAGTGACTACGCAAGGCGGCGGTTCTTATTTCGAAAAAACGCTAGGCGGTGAAATTTATCAGCCATCGTCTATGGTCATAAAAGAAACGATTCAAGATGCGCGCAACGCAGTTAGTTATGACATACAACTAGGGCGAATCGGCACACCCGCCAAGGCTTTTGCAAAAAATATAGACAAGTACCCGCTGGGATGGATGATCGAAGTTACTGCAACAGTTAAATATTGGCTATCAAGCGATACTGCAACGCCATATCGCCCGCCTGTAACATTATCAGTGAGTAACTTTGCGATTGATGGCGATAACGTAGCGCTAACGCTAGAAGCGGGTAACCCCCGCGGGCAATCTGTGGCGCGTAGATATAATGGGCGCGAGTTCCCAGGAACAAAGGCAAAAATATGATAATAACCGACGTTGAATTTTGTAATAAAACTAATGGTAAGCCGTGGGTTAATCGTGCAGAGGGGCCAAGCGATTATGATTGTTGGGGAGTAGTTTTAGCCTCTTTTCGTGAAGTTGACGGCATTGAATTGCCACAGGTTGCAGGATATTCTGACAAAGAATGTTCAACAGGTGACGCTTTAACGCTTGATTACATGAAGTTGTTTACCCCGTGCCAACCGGTTAACGGGGCAATTATGGCGGTGTTTGATAACCGCGGTAATCTGCAACATGTGGGGCGCTGCTTGTGCGGTAGAGTGCTTCACGCAACCGAAGGTCTTGGCGTTGCGCATCATACTTATCAAACGCTAAACAATAAATATTCTAATATCAGGTACTTTAAATATGATTAATATCGTACATCGAAAAGATCCATCAGGTATAACAAACCCAACGATTTACAAAGTCGAAGAAAACACAAATATACTAGATTGGCTTAACGAAACTTTTGAGAGTCAAGCTGATTTGTGCGGTGAGCTAGCATGTTCTTTTTGGTTAAACGGGAAAGAAATATTTAGGAATGATCACGATGATGTTGATCACTCAATACTTGATATAACAATCAGCAATAATGATATCTTGGTTATTGTTAATAGACCCGCGATATCAGTAGCGGCTGCTATGATTATAATTGCTGTAATAAGCATTGCTGTCTCGATCTATGCATATCTAAATATGCCAGATTTACCGGGGGCTGAAGAAGCTGCTAACGAATCACCGAATAACCGTCTAAACGCAGCGTCTAACCAGTTTAGACCCGGGCTAGGTATTCCACAATGTTTTGGGTTTGGCGTTTCGTACCCTGATTTTATTCAGCCACCATATTATTATTATGAAAATAACGTAAAAAAACAGGTTGCATTACTTTGCATCACAGAGGGGTCGGCGCTTATAGATAAAACGAGAGTTGGCGACACTGATATAAACAACATACCTGAAAGTAGCGCGCAAGTTTTTCAGCCATTTACAAAGCCTAGCAATGAGTTTTTAGCTGTTCATCAAAGCGCATCGAATGTCGACGGACAAGTTTTAGTTGCACCTAACGATCCAAGTATCGTGAAAGAAGGGTTGTCATTTACAGTATCATCTGAATACGACAGCGTGCTTGAGTTTTATAAAATAAAAATACAAACAACATCGGCAGTAATGACAGATTTATTATTGTTCGATCATACTTATGTTTATATACGATGCGACCAAATCAACGGCGTATTTCAGATATTCGATCTTGACTATGACACGGGAATTATTTACTTATTCGACACTGTTGGCCCTGCATTTTTGCCCGTAGCAACAACTGGATCAATCGGTCGCGGAGATGCAAATGGTGTGATAGGTCACGGTACAAGTGGTAATCTTGATTACTGGATCGGCTGGTTTGATACACCGGGGGAAGAAGCTGAAGAAGTGTTGATCAACTGGCAGGCCCCTTTGGGCGTAAGAAGTGCTGGCGGTGGCACAATAACATTAACAGTTAGATTTGAAATACAAGAAATAAACAGCGGCGCTACATTCACGCAAGATCAATCATTAACTAAAAACACATTAGACGCACAATTTGTCAGCACTCGATTTAATAAGGCTAACTTTCCCGGCATGGGCGTTGGTCAATATAAAGTGAGAGCAAGGCGGTTAACTGGGGTTATTGATTCAAGCGGTTCAGCAAGTGAAAAAATAAAAGTGGAGTCGTACACGTCAATTACTCCATACAATGTTGTTGATTTTGGCGATGTAACTACTGTTTTAGTACAGCGTCGAGCTACATTATTTAGCCCTGATCAATCTAGTCAGAAAATAAACTGCGATTATAGACGTCAGTTGCCTACGTTTAACCGCGAAACCTTGGTTTATGAAAAAACAAACCTACAACCCACTAATTCATTTTCAGATGCAGCTGCTTATACGTTGGTAATAAAAGGTAATGAATCAGAGCAATCTGTAAATTTACCCGAACTTTACGGAATACAAGACGGGTTGAGCGATCAGCGGTTGGGATCATTTACATTTACCTTTGATGATGCGAATTTATCCAAAGGTGAGCGCGTAGAGTCAACGTGCAATGTTGCTCGCGTGGTTAGCTTTCACGATGGAAAACAATGGCGCTTCTCTCGTGATGAGCAGAAACCAATAAGATCGGCTATGTTTAATCGTCGGTCAGTTGTTGGAAATAATGCAAAACAAGTGTGGCAACCGCAGCGTGAAGATGATGCTGATAGCGTTCGCATTATCTTTGTTGATCCAAAAACAAACACAGAAGCTTACGCAGAAAGACGCTTTAACACTCAAACGGGTAGTATTATATCTGGTGAAATTGGAACAATCCCACTTGAAATAAAACTAGCTGGTTGCTCTGATGCATATCAAGCGTCGAATCGTGCAGATCTAGAGATTAGGCGCATAGCTTATCAACGCAGGACTGTAAAAGAGATTGCTTACAGAGATGCATTGGAGCTTGAGCTACTCGATCGCGTCGGTTGGGTTGACATTAATGATATTGATACATTCGACGGCGAGATAATGGGGATATCTGGCGATAATTACGACACATCAGAAGGATTTTATCCGGAGATGGGGCGCAACTATGTTGTGTTTTTAACTGATGAAGAGGGCTACCCATCGAACACAGTACCGTGTGAACCGCGAGCGGATAGTGATTTCGGATTCACTGCGGCGGGAATTAGTGGCGCATATTTGGCAAGTGGTAATCAACAAATAAGTTCAAGATATTTTATTGCTGATGCTGATGATCTCGCATCGTCTGCATTTACATTGAAATCTAGAACGCCAAATGCTAATGGAACAGTTGAGATTGAGCTAGCTGAATACAGGCCAGAAATGTATGAATTAGATGATGCATTACCACCTCAAGACGCACCGATAATCAACAACGGCCTTGTAGCGTTAGATGTTGAACAAGTTGGATTAACTGCTAATAGCGTGCTGACGCTGCAAAATGACGGTGAAATATCTCTAAATGGCATTAATGCATTGTGGTATGGCGGCGGTCAAACTGTGGCAATTGGCTCATTCTTTGAAGTGTTTGCTACATTAGTGAGTGGTACAACGCCAACTGGTTTGCTTAATCAGTGGGTTCCGATGACTAATGATGTTTCATGGTCACTTAGCCGCGTTGGCGTTGCGGGTGTTAGTAGCTCAGTGATTGAATTTGAAATCAGGCAGATTGGCTACACAGAA